TTCGGTAAAGAAACCGGAGACTTTTATGTTCCTTTCACTGCGAAGCAATATCTTCGTAATGCAGGAGCATTAACAATAGTCCGTGTTTTAGGATTGGGCGGATATACAAATGATACCTTCGTGCTTATCGCTAGTGGTTCAACATACGGAGTAAGAGCGTTAGCTACATTAAAACCTTCAAGAGGCGCAGGAGCTTCACCATTTATTGGTGGACCAACAAGTGGCTCAATCAATAGTAGTGCTAATTCAGCAAGTGCATTTACACTTGAATTAGATACTAATAATGATGCGACAAAGGAAAGTTTTAGTTTATCTTTCTCTACGGCTTCAGCTAACTACATTACAAATGTATTTAGTGAAAACCCACAAGACAATAGTAAACCGGTATATGTATATTCCAACTTCCAAAATACACAAAATCAAGTTGCAGGAGATGATGTCATCACATTCGCGAGTGGTGCAAATGAAAACTTTTCATTTGATTACAAACCAGCATCAACACCAGCAATTCAATCACAATTAGTAAACGGAGCAAGAACAGACTTATTTAAAGTCAAAACATTATCACACGGAAGTAATATGAACTCTAAATTTAGAGTTGGTATTTCTGATGTTAAGAGAGCAGCAGATGTTGCGGGTAGTGATTTTGGTTCTTTCTCATTACAAGTGATTTGATGAAAATTCTACAAACTACTTACCAAGAGTAATTGGTGATAAATTTATCACTATTGACTCAGCAGGTAAATTAACATCAAATGGTGATTACCCAAACAACTCTAAATACATTAGAGTATCAGATATAAGTAATCTACCAAATACTTCAAAAGAATTAGTGCCTATGGGATTTGATAAGTTATCATTACCGCATGTTCTGGTACTCGGAACACCAAGTGGTAGTGCTCACGCAGCAGCATTCCCAACTGCTTCTTTTGTAACAGGACAAACTAACAATCGTGGCTCAATTGACCAAAATGCTTATTACGGACTTGATTTTTCAAACAAAGATAGTCAGGCATACTTGAAACCACTTCCAACATCAGTCGGAACAGGAAACAATGTAACAATGAGTTTAGAAAATCAATTAGGTAATGCAGACGCATCAGTATTAGGTGACACATTTGCAAACGCATCTACATTGATTTCTTTAACTAATTCAGCAATTGGACAAAGAAAATTTGTAATTCCTTTCCAAGACGGATTTGATGGTTCAAATCCAGCAACAGATATTAAATCTGGAACAGACATTGTTGGAAACAACACACAAGGATTTGACTTAAGTTCAGCTTCAGCAACGGGTTCGTTGGCATTTAAAAGAGCTATTAACGCAATCTCAAATCCAGATGAATACGATATTAACTTGTTAGCACTTCCAGGTGTTATTCACTCAATTCACTCATCAGTAACAAATCACGCAATTGATAAGATTGAATCAAGAGCAGACGCTTTCTTTATTATGGACGGCTCTCATTATTCAGCTTCTATTCAAACTGCGATAAATGATGTTCAAACCTTAGATAGTAATTATGTAGCAACATATTACCCTTGGGTTAAAGTGATTGACGAAGTGAAAAACAAACCTACTTGGGTTCCACCTTCAGTAGTTCTACCAGGTGTATATGCACAAAATGATAGAATTGGACAAGAGTGGTTCGCACCAGCAGGTTTAAATCGTGGTGGCTTATCAGAAGTAACAGAAGCTAAAACAAGACTAACCAACTTAGAAAGAGATGATTTATACGAAAATCGTATTAATCCTATCGCAACTTTCCCAGGTCAAGGTGTAGTCGTGTTTGGTCAGAAAACACTTCAAGGTAAACCAAGTGCATTAGATAGAGTTAATGTTAGAAGATTGTTAATTAATTTGAGAAAATTCATAGCAAGTTCTTCAAGATTCTTAGTGTTTGAACAAAATACAGCAGCTTTAAGAAACAGATTCTTAAATATTGTTAATCCATATATGGAACAAGTTCAAGCAAATGCAGGACTATCAGCGTTTAGGATTGTAATGGATGATTCAAACAACACACCAGATGTTGTAGATAGAAACCAATTAGTTGGTCAAATCTTTATCCAACCAACCAGAACAGCTGAGTTCATTGTCTTAGATTTTGTAGTTCAACCAACAGGCGCAGCCTTTGATGACTAAACTATAAGTCAATAAAAGATAAGAAAAACCCCCAAGAAATTGGGGGTTTTTTGTTATGATATGGGAAATAAATCTGCAGATGATTTACACCAAATCACCAAAGGTTGTTTCTAATATCGTGAAACACTACATAACCCAATTCGGTTCCAAATTATCGTAGTCACCGAAAACCCACGAATTTAATTACTTAGGATAAATAGCAAATGTATCAGCGTATTCAGCCAAACAATAACCTTGGGCTCTTCTATACCCATAGTGTGTTTTACTACAACCACGATACTTAATTCTATAATTACCAGTCTTCATCATATTCCTAATAGTAGGATTATACCTAACTCTCATAGGAATACCCTTATATAAAGCTTGTTCAAAGTAAGGAGCTTCATAATCTTCCAACCTAACAGCCGGTTGATTAGTATTAGCTTCATACAATTCCATAGGATTGTGAGCATATTGATAGACATTCATAGTAAATGTCCTATTGTCAAAACCAAAAGCTCTTGGAACTTGCGTATCAGCAAAATCTCTCATATAAATACCTTCGGTATCAGTTGTAATTACTTCATTATCTTCAAGAAATCTTTTATTTTCAATCATTTGTTTAACAGTCATTTCGTTTTCCTTTATCATTATCATTACACTATAATATACAAATACTATATGTAAAAGTCAAGCTTTATTTTAATTAATTTAAAACTTTATCTAATTTATTAACTTTATTAATTATGTTATTTATATCTCTAATGGTCTTATCATCTAAATTATCATGCCCAGTTAGAATTACAAACAGCATATTAACTATTTGTTTTGGTATATTTGTTTTTCCTATCATACCATAATATACAATGAACAAATGACAATGTCAAGCTTTTTATTATAAAACTTCAATAAAACTTCTAAAAGTATATCATATTTGACATACACTTTTTTTGATTTTCTTATATTTATTAATGTAATAGAAAAGAAATCTTTATAGGAGAAAAAAAGTGGCTATGTTAGACCCAAACGAAATATTTTTTACACCATTTGAACCAAAAATGGCAAATCGTTTTATTATGGAAATAGACGGAATACCAGCGTATTTAATCAAAACTGCAGGAAGACCTAATATCAGTATAGGTGAAGTTGCACTTGACCATATCAATGTTAAAAGATATGTAAAAGGAAAAGCTGAGTGGCAACCAATTACAGTAACACTATATGACCCAATCGTTCCATCAGGAGCACAAGCAGTTATGGAGTGGGTAAGATTACACCACGAATCAGTAACAGGTCGTGACGGATATTCTGACTTCTATAAAAAAGACATTACATTCAATGTATTAGGGCCAGTCGGTGATAAAGTTGAAGAGTGGACATTAAAAGGTGCATTCATTACAGCAGCAAACTTTAGTGATTTAAATTATGCAGAAGCTAATCCAGCTGAAGTAGAACTAACACTAAGATACGACTACGCTATATTAGAATTCTAAGGAGAAAAATTATGTGGGCAATATTTAAAGACAATAATGAATACAATGAGAAATCAATAATTGGTTTCGGAGCGTTTACGATAATGGTTTTGTTTGCGATGGCAGATGTTGTAACTGGACTTATGGGTAAAGATTTAGTTATCAATGATGTAGTATACAATTCATTCTTATTCACTACATTAGGTAGTTTCGGTATCGCAGGTGCAGAAAAAGTTTTAAAAAAATAATAAGTTATTAATTCTTAATTAATCAAGGAGTAAAAAAATGGCTGAAAGTCAGTATGGTTTTCCTACTGAAGTTCTATCTTTACCATCAAACGGATTACTATATCCGGAAGATAGTCCTTTGCGTAGTGGAACAATAGAGGTCAAATATATGACCGCAAAAGAGGAAGACATTTTAACATCAAATAATTTAATTGAACAAGGAGTAGTGATTACTAAATTATTAGAATCAGTAATTGCAGATTCAAAAGTTAAATTAGATGATATATTAATCGGTGATAAAAACGCATTAATGGTTGGGACAAGAATATTAGGTTATGGTGCAAACTATGAAATAATGTTAACAGACCCAGATACAAATGAAAGAGTAGAATACACCGTAGATTTGTCTAAACTAAATAATAAAACAATAGATGAGAAAAAGTATAAAAACGGAAATCTTTTTTCACTTGAATTACCAAATTCCAAAAGAGTTGTAGAGTTCAAACTACTAACTCACGGAGATGATAAAAAAATAGATGAAATTTTAAAAGATTACGAAAAGGTCGAAAAGCTCACGGGAGTATCCCAAGAACTTACCACAAGACTAAAATACCAAATTCAATCAATAGACGGGAATACAGAACAAAAAACTATCGACAACTTTGTTGACAATGAGTTTTTAGCACTTGACACCAGAGCATTCAGAAAGTATGTTGCGAGTGTTACACCAGACATTGAATTAAAATTTGAATATACAAGTCAAACGGGTAATAATCACATTCTTGATATTCCTTTAGGTCTGGACTTTTTTTGGCCAGCCGCCGAGTAATAGGGCGGCTATTCACGAAGAAATCTTCAACATTGCCTATTATGGAAATGGGTTCAATCACAACGAACTCTACAATATGCCAGTTCCTTTAAGAGGGTTCTATGCTCAAAAATTAATTGATGCTAAAAAGAAAGAAGCAGATGAAATCAAAAAAGTATCTCAACAAAATGATTCACAAATTGCAAGACCAACCTTTCAAAAATCTTAAAACTTGATATTTATTAATAGGAAAAAACTATGAACAAAAAATTCGTAACAGAAAACAAAA